CTGCTGAGATGGAAAAGATATCATCAGTCCAAGCAGAGGTAGCCGAATCCCATCGGTAAAGTTTGTTCTCAGTTGTGTGATATTTAATCTGGCCGTTAAAGTCACCGCTTGCAGGTAGTGACGAAACAGGCTCAATGCCGTAAGCGCCAGACTCAGAAAACAAATCGTTGACCGCCTGACTGAATGAGTCGGTATCAACAAACAAAGTAGTAGCGGATGCAACCGATGATTCGCCTGATACGTTGCCACTGTAATCTACGGATTTTATCCAGTAATATTTTAAGACATTATAGCCAATACCCGTTCTAGTATAAGAATCGCCACCGCTAACAGCCACTTTAGAAGCAGAGCCAAAATTATTGACGGCATTTTCCCAAATTTCTACATGGCTGTAATCAGGGTCAGTCGGTGGAACCCAGCTAATTGTTATCTCTTTAAGGCCACCTGAAGCAGTTACAGAGTCAGGTATTGCAGGGGCATCCGTATCGCCTTGAGCAAGTCCAGACAAGGTAACAAAGTTACTCTTTACGCCTAATTCATTTACCGCTCTAATCCTGATATTGTAATTGGCGCTAGGGGTCACTCCCACAATTATGTACTGGGGAGTGGTTACAGATGTTGAGTTGTAATCTGGCTCGTCAGTTTCCACGGCTTCATCAATGGAACCGTAATCAAGAAGAACAGATGCCGCGTCATCAATAAGGCCGTAGTTTTCTGAGGTGTCGTAGTTTGCCGCAATGCTTCCCAGATCAATAATTGCAGATCCGCGCTGATACTGAACCTCGTAGTGCGTAACGAAAATGTCAGCACTAGCCGTCCAGTTCAACCTTAAAGATGGCAGCAGCGTTCCGTCAGACGCGACAACGGTCGTAGAGGTGACAGTAAGGCTTGTGGGTGGCTGGGTAGTTCTGCCGTTGTACAAGGCAACTTCACCACCTGCTAAGTAGTCTTGCTGGTCGGAAGATGTCCAATCGTAGATAGCCGCCGCTGTCTCTATTGCTTGTACGTTGACAACTATCTCGCCGCTGCCGGACAAAGACAGATCGTAACCAGTAACCTGAAATACTTTTGATGACCAGCCCATCTTGGTATTAGTCACCATAATGTTATCACCGGCCCTAAACTTCAGAGCTGATAGGTTACATGGCACGCTTATTGCTGTCTGCTGCCTTGATCTCAATAAAGCAAGCTTGGCTATGCGCTGCGCTCGAATGTTGTTAGTCGTAAAGGGCAGGGCCAAATCCAGATAGATCGGGTCGCCGTCTTCAGTGATGAACGTAGAGCTTAGTTGGGCAGGGTAATCGGCAACAACGTAGTCCTCGTCTTCGCTTCTAAATACGCCTTTTACGCCATTGTACAAAGACCGGCGTGATTGCTTGGTCTGCACTTCAATGCCACCAACCATAACCGACTCGTCAATCGTGACGGTAGGGGTAACGTAAGCTGCGCCAGAGATGAAATACTCACCGCCGGAATAGCTCAGGGAGCCAGCCATGGCCGTTAGCATTCCCTCAATGTTGTCTTTTTTGGAATTAGCGGTATCAATAAGGCCATCTAGCGTATAGCGGGGTTGGGTGCCACCAGCGGTTAAACTAATGGCTTGGTCGCACAAAGTAATGGCAGTCGCTAAGGCCGCAGAATTGATGTCTAAGGCCGATTCAGCTAACCCGTACTTGGTGTCTCGTAGATAGTCGTAAACGCATAAAGCGGGGTTCTGAGTCCATTCAGTGGCACCTGAGACTGGGTTGTAAACTTTCTTGCCTCTAATCACGGCTGATATGTTTGGCAAGCCCTGCGCAAACTGCTCGGCATCGTACTTGAGCCGGACATACATATAGGCAACGTCTAGGAGCTTATGGTCATCAGTCCACTGGGTAGACGCTGCAACTAGAGCCGAGTCTGCCGTGGTCTGGCTTCCGTCATGCAGGCCAAGATAGACATAAGTCCCCCAGCTACCGACAAAGCTTCCGTTGTCCCAAATCTTCTCGCTGTTAAAGTAGATTTCCTCAAAACCGTCAATTTCATGGCCCGCCATAGCGATAACCATGTGAATGTACTCGTTATCGGTTCCGGTTGAGTCTATGTAAACAATTGCGCCACCCATGCGAGTTCTGCCGTAGACCATCTTGCGGGATGCGTCAGGCTCTCTAACGGTAATATCTGTGCCAACCATCTGCTGCCCATAACTGGGCTTAGGCATTAGGGCAGTAGATACCATAGACAAGCCAGCGCCTATAGCAAAAGCAGCGCCTAAACTTCCGGCAACGCCTAGACCAAAAAGACTTAGCCCAGCAAGTCCACCGGCTGTTATTACCGCACCGCCTGCTGCTGCTAATCCTGCAATTACTGCTGTAGCCATTTTATTTACCTAGAAAGCATTTGTGATAGACACGTTCAATAAGATTAAAGCCCATTCTAACCATTAGGCCATCAAACGGGAACTCAGTTTTCATATTGAGGGTCATTAAAGATACGCCAGAATCTTTGCAGTAGTTGTCCGCAAACCTTATAAGCTGCGCTCCTGCACTGCTTTTTCTGTAGTCCGGTTTAATGTACAGCACATCAGTAGACGCGAAAACATGGCCTTTGTGGTGCATACTTTTAGAAACCATCACCACGCAATAACCCACTAACCCGATTTCATCTCTGGCCGTGAATATGTGCAGTATTCCTGCCGCGTCTAGCTTTGCGTATTCTTTCCAATCTGGGTCTAGTTTGATTGTATCTTGGTTCGGTTCTGTCTCCGACCAATGCTTGTCTAGCAAGGGTATCATGTCACCCTTCACACTAGGCAGGCACTCAAGTTGATAAATCACTATCTATACCCCTTTAGCTCTCCGCTTGAAGTCCTGTTTGAAGGCTGGGAAGCTGGCGAAGGTCGGCCCCATATGATCTCTTGCTGCTGAATCCTAGCGACAAACTCAAAGCCTTTATCCGCTGGGTGTTCAATCTTCTGATCTTCAGCCGTAAACCTGCGAATAGATGACCGCTCAAAAGCAATCAGTTTATTTTCTGCTGAGATGGTAATCGTAGAGGTCTCGCCTGAATCGGATATGCTCATTACATCCATAAATCCGCTAAACAAAACAACAGGGCTGGATATGATGTCGGCACTCTCGTCAAAAGCGCCAAGAAACAAAGTAATCTTGCGACCTTGGTACGGCTCATCTCTTGCGATAGCTACCAAAGACTGCTTGATACCTGAGATAGTTATATTGATACCGTTAGCGGTTAGCTCTTCCGATTCCTTAACGGGGCTAATTCCCATCAAATCACCAGTGCCAATATAGGTATCACCTGAGTAAACCAAATTGCCTAAGCCAGACCACAAGAATATGTCCTCAGAATCAAACTCCATCTTAACCAGATAGATAGGCCGGACTAATTCAGCAGACGCAACCGCCTGCATCTCTGTGCTTAATGTTCTGCTCATTATAAAGCCTCGACAAACGCAAAGGTAAATCCATAGATTGAAGCCGTATCAACAGACCAGCCAATATCATTCGATGATAATCGCCAGAGGCTCTTTGGCAAGGTGAAGTTTAATGCCGTGGTCGTAGTCACAGCAGCTCTCAATGGCGGCTGGAATGATAACACGTTAGCGCCAGATGCTTTATCGGCTGTGGCCATATAAAGGTAATCGCCTAGCTGAAAGTAATCACCTGCTGCAACTGCGCTTGATCCGGCCGTGGTCGTAAAGGACTCTGCCCGAATAGCTGCGCTGGCAACAGATGCTGTAGCAGTGCTAGTGTGCAGTGGACTGCCGAAAGTAAACGTGCCGGATCGACCTTTTAAGCCAACAATAAAAGCCTGTACAGACTTGGCCTCTGCATAGTTCAAAGGGGGTAGGGTGACTTCACACTCCCATCTAGCTCCTTGATGCTCATACGCCTGCTGATCAAAGCTAAACGGGGATTCAGATACCGCTACGCTACGCTTTAGGCGCATATTGAGATTGCTGATTCCTACACTGGGAAAAGATAAAGGCACTTCTTATGCTCCTAGCATTTTGCTGTAATTACCGCCGCGCATTCTAGCTTCTGCTACGGCTCCCTTAGCCGCGTTAGCTATCTGGGGCATAAGTGTAGCAATCTCTGCGCGAACTGTCTGCTGCACGCCTGTAGTGACGTTAATGGTCTGATTAACTACCACGCCGCCACCGCCGCCCATTTTATTAGTTGGGACAATAGAGCCTTGCGAGTTAGGAACAAACATCTCAGGACCGCGCTCACCAACCATGTAAGGCTGGCCTGATTGAACCGACCCGCCAATAGCCTTGCCTGTTGCACCGCCAGTAGTAGGCATTCCTAAAGCGCCACCAATAGCGTTAAACAAAGGCTGAACAAGCCAATACTGAACCATCATTTTAATCAGGCTATCAATAACGCTTTTAGCCATGTCTTTAATTGCTTCACCGAATGATTTAGCGCCGCTTATCGCTGAAGTTAAAGCGTCAGTCAAAGCTCCTGCAGCCCCTTTAGAAACTGCATCCATATGTTCTGCCAAAGTTGGCATTTCGCTGCCGACTTTCTTAATCGCATCTCCCCATTTATTGAAAATGTCAGGGGTTCTGTCTAGCTCTGAATTTAGTTTAGTAACTTCACCAAAAGCAAATCCAGAGTTTTCGCCAAAAAATACGATCTGCTCGCCAGCTTTCCTGATCTTGTCAGAAGCTTCAAACCCAAATGTATTTTCAATAGCTACAGCAGTTTCGTCAAAATAGGCTTTAACTTTTCCGACCATAAAGGCTACGGTATTGGCAAAGGTAATTATGCCTTCTACAGCTCTTGAAATACCTATGACAAAGTTACCAAAAGCAACAATAGCATTTTTTATAAAAGTATTGGCAAACTGTTCAATAGAGCCGCCAGCCTTTGTTACAGCCTCTAGGAGCTTGTCTTTTATCAAAGTAGTTAGGTAAGTTATAGTCGGAGCAAGTGCGCCAGTTATTTGATCTCGAATACCTTTGAACAAAGTGAAAAGTTTAGTTAGCGCATCATTTGCATCTTCAATGCCAGAGGCTGCTCGGCTAGACATAACAACGCCAAGTGTTTCAGCTTCTTGAAACATTGCTATCAAGCCTTCTCTGCCTTCAGCTAGCGTATTAACTAAGCTCACACCTTCAGAATCAAAGAGCTTCATAGCCAGACGAACTTTATCTGCTGAACTTTGAACCTGACTAAAAGCGTCAGAAAGAATAAGCATCTGCTCGTCTAAGCCTTTTTTCTTTAGCTCTTCAGCGTTGATGTTTAATTCTTGCAGCGCAGCCTTTGCCTCTCCGGTGCCTCTTGCAGCCTCTGCTAGCCTTCTAGTAAACCGCTGAGAAGCCATATTGACTGTTTCAACAGTTACGCCAGTTAGCTGTGCGGCAAATTGGAGCTTGCTTAAAGCCTCGGTTGTAGTGCCTATCTTATCGGCGGTCTTCTTGAGGGAGTCTACAGCCGTCAAAGACTGCTTAACCATATAGCCAAGTGCGGCAGCACCAGCGGCGGCGACAATGGCTGTTCTCATGCTGAAAGCTGCTTTCGCAACTGCTTTTAACCCGTTAGTTACGCCACCAAAAGCCTTTTTGGTATTGTCTACCGCGCTAATTACAATCTTTACATTTTCAGCCATTTGATTCACTCATTATCTGGAAGTATGCCAGCCATTCGTTGAAATGGTTGACGGGCATTTGCTCTGCTTCTTCGATCGTAAGGTGAAGGCGGTCAGCCAAGGAAAGCAGGTTCATCCTAGACTGATCGCTTTTTAGTTTCCCTGTATAGCCTCAACAGATTCAATCTCTGCAAACATCTGATTGGCAATATCAGAAATGACATTGGTTTCTTCACCCATCAGGTCAAGACGGTCTTCAGCAGATCCGAATAACTTATTACCGCCTTCGTCTTCTGCTTTCATGCAGATTAAATCGACCATAGACCCGATAGTCATATTATTAAGAAAGTCAGGGTGCTTCTTCTGCAACTGGTCCAAGTCGTAGCAGGTAATGCTTCTGCAATACAGCTTAAACGCTCCAGAATCGTCACCCCACGCAGGTACGCTAACTTCACGCGCCGTCAACTTTCTTCTGTTTCTTAACTCTTTAGCTAATCCCATGGTTTATCCCCTTAATTATGCTTGCGCTTCGGTTACTGCTCCGCTGCATTGGATTGAAAAGCTTGCTTCTACCATACCATCAAACGAACCAGTGATAGAACGTGAAGTGACAATACCAGTACCAGAAAAGAAAGTCTCGCCAGTGCCAGTACCTGTTGGATAGATTTCAAAATCAACAGAAGTGCGCTCGTCGAGAATAAGCTGCTGTGCGTCTGCCTCATCCCAATAGACTTCAAGTGATACAGTGTTAGTTGACAAGCCTTGCTTATAGGTGCGTGAAACGTCACCCATTACCGAATCTTCGATAGTGTCTGCTGAACCGTCAAACGTGTAAGAACGTACTTCACCAACAACGGCTACAGTCGTACCCGCTACTTGAAGCTTTACAACACCAGATGCGCCTGTTTTAGTCGCCATGATAATACCTCTTTAATTAATTTAAGTTGTGCCGCGAGTGTATTGGTACAAAACGCGAATTGTCATTATAACCCCACCAATAGGGTCTATAGAACCTTCGTCTATCTCGATGCGTGTTATCTGCGTATCAAGGGCATTACCGCCCCTAGAACGGTCCACATCAAGACCTTCTTCGATTGCTTCGATTATATCATTTCGGGCAGCATCAATCACCGCGCCCTTAACGTAGCAGATCAGATCGTAATCAATATTACCCATACGCTGAGTAATAGACCCTCCGATACTAGAATCTCCACGCTCTTCGCCTGCGCTCCTTACTAGGATTGCTGGGTATTGAGCATTGGATAACTTCTGGAAATCAAATGGCTCTCTAGTAACGTATTTGATGCTAACTGGGCTAGTAATGCCTTGCAGGGTTGTTACTAGATTTTCAGCTATATTTTCTCTAACGCTCATTTTAAATTCCTAAAAAATATTTCGCCCAGCTTCTTTTCTTCCTGCTGGCTAAAGCCAAAGAAAGGCCGCTTTTTGTCATTCATTGCCGCTTTCTTAGACTCTGTTGCTCGGCTGAAGAATATCTCTGCCTGCCTGCTGTTAGCTCGGGTAGTCATAGAACCAAGCATCTTCCCTGTAAACTGCAAATCAGGTATCTCGCCGCGCCCTTTTGATCTTCTAAAAGCCGCATAAACTGGCGTGTACTCTGCAAACTTGCCGCCCTTATACCCTACACCTTGAGCAGTGCGGTCCTCGATAATGTTTACGCCAGCCTGAGCTGTACGGGATAACGCACGCTTTACACTATCTGATAGCTCTTTGCCTTTCTTACCTACACGCCTAGCAATATCTTTGGCGTTTGAGCTTATCTTTATATCCATTAACGAACTAACCGACCGTGATTGATAGGGGTCTTTTCGTCTTCTTCGATTGTGCCGCTGTTGTCGTCATCGTACTCAACGCCATCCTGAAATACAGCTTCAAGCTCTTCAGCGTAACGAGACTTATAAAAGTCAATCATGTTTTGAAAGCGATCACCATCCACCCAGTTTGTAAGCTGAGGCAATGCGTACTTCCACAAAACCAAATAAACAGCGGTTCTAGTCCACTGAGAATCTGTTAAATAATTAGGGTTAAGCTCACCTGATATCCCGCGCTTTTCCCACCACCTGTTGCGAATCTCTCGTTCAATATCTGATTGAGCTTTTGGATGCTCGTCAGTGAACTGAGTAATGCCCAAGGTAAGGATGTCGGGGATTATGTCGGTTAAGTCTGCATCTGTTGAAAATGCCATGTTATACCTCAGTAAAACCCCACCCCCCGAAAGGGGCAGGGAATCTATTACTTAAAGTACGGAGTCAAAAGTCATCTTGACACCGAAGCTATCGTCCAGCTCACCAACACCGTAAACGGCAGTAGCGTTCAGCTCGAATGCACGCAAAGATGCATCACGCTGAGTCTCGATACCAAAGTCTTTCTTGATAGCGATTGCGATTGCTTCAGGAGCAAATACTGCACCTACTGAATCACCATCGCCGTCAATAGCAATATTGGCAGACTCGTAGACGTTGATGCCAGCGATAGTGCCGACATAACCGTTACGCATTGCTTCGTTCTGAGAGTCACCACCATTCGGGTTAGCGAAAGTGTTGGTCAGGTTAGCTTTCAGAGCGTATGCCTGATAAGGGTGAACAACAGCGTTAATTACGCCTGTTACCTTATTGGCACGCAAAGTAGCAGCAGCCTTAAACAGGTCAGCAACAGTCAGCTCTTGGCCAGCAGCGCCAAAGGCAGCAGTGAAGCCAGAGAACAAAGCAAGCAGGTCGGTATCCATCTTAGTAGCGATAGCGTTACCAAGAACAGTACCAAGCTCAACAGCAGGGTTGCCAGCGCCGTAAGCAGCAACGTCAGTCAGCAAGACTTGCGCGCCGACTTCGCCAACAGCTACAGAAACAGAGCTAGTTGATACAGTGGTAGAAGACATGTCAGTGCCTTCGGTCAGGTCAGCAGCAGCGATAGCTGGGTACTTAGGAACCTGAATAGTTTTACCGGCTTCTGAACCGATGTTGTACTGGGTAACAAGACCCATCATTAGGGATTGCTCTTCAGCGGTGAAACGCGCCTGCGCGATAATATTTACAAACAGGTCGTCTAGGGTGGTACTGGTAGTTGCAGCCATGATTAAATCCTCAAAAGATTAAATTATTAATTAGTAAAATTGGTTTATTTAGCCGATTTCTTTTTCATTGCAGCGAAGGCTTCTTTACCGCCATCGTTCCAATTATCGACCATATCAGCCACAGATAGAGACTTCTGTGTAGAGCCACCAGCGTTACCTTGACTGCCTGAACCGCTTAAAGAGGCTCTAACATGATGAGGATTAGCCGTTAAAAATTCCGCTACCAGCTCACCAGTTGACAGCAGATTTCCACTGTCGTTATACCTTGGCGTGCCATTGCTGTCAAGAACCTCCACGCTACCGTCTTCGGCAAGTCGCAGGTTGTTTCTTAGCAATGCAGAAACTTGGTTAGGATCAACAGCGTTATTTGAGCTGGCCGCAGATAGTAAAGCACCGTCTACTAAAGTTGTTTGCAGCTTGCTCTTGTACGCTTGTATCTCCTGATCTTTCTTTTCTACTGTTGATTTCAAAACAGATTCGAAGTCGCCTCGTTCTTTCTGACGCTCGATTGCTGCCGCTTGCTTGTCTTCAAGTAACTGTCGGGCTTCAGTAATGTCGATGCCTGACAATTGCTTCTCGAACTTACGCTGCTCTCGACCTACACGGTCAGCAACAATACGGTCTAGCTCTGTTTGTGAAAACGTCTTTTCCTGACTTTCTACTGCTGCTGTTTCAGTCTCAGCTTCTGTACCCATGATTTCATCGCTCATGTTGCGTTGCCTCTTAAAGAGTGTTGGTGAGTCGTAATTGTAGCATAAAGTTATTTATTTCTTTACTTTCTTCTTTTTCTTCGGGCGGCCTACTTTGCTGCCGTATGTTCCTTTACCTTGTGGCATGATTATTCCTCGAAT